CCCCGTACACGCTACCACTTGCCGGGTTGGTGGAATGGCAGACACAGCGGATTCAAAATCCGCCGCCTTTGGCGTATGGGTTCAAGTCCCATACCCGGCACCATCTGGGAACGCTAAATAGTTGTTATGGGTTTTAGCACGGGCATGAGTTGCGGAGTGGTTATAGTGCCTGATCATTCAAGAAGGGAGCGTGACCCCGTGAAAAATGCTGACTATTGGCGGGGCCGGGTCGCCATTCTTGAAAATTCGGCCCACAAACAAGCGGATGAATACCTTCAGACACTTGAAGATATTTACCGGGAAACTGAACACACTGTTCAGCGGGATATTGAAAGCTGGTATCAGCGATTTGCAACCAATAACAATGTGACTTTGGCGGAAGCCCGGAAAATGCTGACCACCGGACAGCTTGAAGAATTCAAGTGGACGGCGGAACAGTATGTGAAAGCCGCACAGCAAGCCAACCTTTCCCCGGAATGGATTAAGAAGTTGGAAAACGCTTCAACCCGTTTCCATGTCAGCCGCCTTGAAGCAATCCAACTGCAAATTCAACAGCAGATTGAACTTCTGTATGGCAATCAGGTTGATGGGGTGGATGATCTTCTGAAGAAGCTGGTTTCCAATGGGTACACCCACGGGGCCTTTGAAATCCAAAAGGGCATTGGCCTTGGATGGGATTTCACCGCTTTGAACCAGAAGAAACTTGAAACCTTACTTTCAAAACCGTGGACAACGGACGGACGGACTTTTCGGGATCGCTGTTGGGTGAACAAGGCTGATTTGGTGGACACCGTAAACAAAGAACTGCTTCAAGGTATGTTGCGGGGTGATCCACCGGCCAAGACTATCACCGCCATTCAAAAGAAGTTCGGAACAGCCCGTTATAAGGCAAGGCGGCTGGTGCATACGGAAACCACCTATTTCAACGCTGTTTCCAAAATCCAGATGTATAAAGATTTGGGTGTGGATCAGATTGAAATTGTGGAAACGCTGGATTCCCGCACCTGTGCGGTATGTCAGCCCCTTGATGGAACGGTGATCCCGCTGGCCCAATATGAGCCGGGGGTGACTGTTCCGCCCTTCCACCCAAATTGCCGGGGAACCACTTGCCCCCATTATGACGATATGGACGGCGAAAGAGCCGCCCGCACCGCTGATGGAAAGGTGTACTATGTCCCGGCCAACATGAAATATACCGATTGGAAGAAGGCTTTTGTGGATGGTGTGAAGGATGGTTTGACGGTTGCCACCGTGGGCGCTATAATGAAGGCGAAAAGGGAATTGGAGCCGCTGAAGGCTGAAATGTTCCCTGAATACCTGACTGACAAGAAGGAACGGAAGAACACCCAAGCCCTGATTGATTATGTGAATGCGTGTGAAAACGCTGATCCTGATGTGGTTGCCCTTTATTCCAAAATGGGGGCTATGGAAAACATCAGGGCCAACGGTATTCCCATGAAGGTTTCCCACGGGAAAGGCTATGCGGTTAATTATCGCTATTATACCCGGAATGATCAGCTTGCGGATGTTGAATTGATTATTCCCAAGCTGGCAGGGGATGATCTTACCGGCCAAGTGGTTACGACCTTGCATGAGGAAATGCACCTGATGGATATGTTCAACCGGTCAGACCCGGCAAAGTATTCAGGTTGGTTCAGTTCCAGCCATGCCAAGTTAAGTTCCTTTTTCCAGAAAACCAACACTGATATTGCGGATGATATTGATTCCCTTTTTGAAGCCTTCGATAAGGAATGCAAGCGTATTACGGCGGAAATCAATGCTGAATTGAGAACCGCCACTTCCACCTTGACGGATCAATACTATGCAAGAACCATTTCTTATTCCGACTACAAAAAAGCCTTCAATAAGCTAAAGCGTGAAGCAAGTGAACAAATTGATTATCAATGCCGAAACGCTATGGGCGGCGGTATCAGTTCCCTTGAAGATATTTACGATGCCCTTTCCGGTGGTTCGGCCCGTGATGCTGGCCTTGTGCGATATGGTCACGGTTCCAAATATTACCGGGATATTGGGAAACGAGCGGAAGAAACCCTTGCCAATTATGGCGCTTTGTCGGTTGTCCGTCCTGACCTGATAGAAATGCTTCGTAAGGATAAACCGGAGTTGGTAGAAGCCTTGGAAGAAGTTATTCAGGATATGTTAAAGAAAGCGGGTGGTTAATATGACACGGGAAGAAAAGCTGATGAAGGTTCATGCGCTGTTGGCTGAAGTTTCTGATGTTCTGGTTGACCGCTTCTTTGATGCGGACAGTGAAGAACTTCTTGATGAAAAAATTGAAGTTCTTACTGCTTTGAAGGATGGGAAACCGCCTGACCAAATCCCCAATTATTATTCTGTTCTTGAAAACTTCAGCCCGGATCAGCATTGGGACTGATCCACAATATTGTTGATTGAACCACCCCGGCCTTCGGGCCGGTGGTGGTTTTTTCATACCTATTCGCCGTTTCCCGGTTGTGGGCGGAAAACAGAGCCGGGGGAAATCGTGGTTCCTGACCCACGGTAAAAAAGGATTTTATGATGGAGGTATCACACTATGACGAAAGAAAAGCTGATGGAGTGGGGCTTGACCGAGGAACAGGCCAACAAGGTTATGGAAGGGCTGAATGGTTCCTTTGTAACCAAGAGCCGGTTCAATGAGGTGAACGAGGAAAACAAGACCCTGAAAGCCCAAGTTTCTGAACGGGATGGGCAGATTGAAACCCTGAAGAAATCCGCTGGTGATAACACGGAACTTCAGAACCAGATCACCGCCCTTCAGGAAGCGAACAAGCAGAAGGACAAGGATCACGCCAATGAAATCAAGGCCCTGAAGATCAGCAATGCCGTTGATGTGGCCCTGACCAATGCCAAGGCCAAAAACAACACCGCTGTAAAGGCGCTGTTGGCCGCATTCTTGGAGAAGGCGGAACTGGCCGATGATGGCACGGTGAAAGGGCTGGATGATGAAATTGGCAAGCTGACCAAGGGTGAGGACACGGCTTTTCTGTTCGACACCAGCGGCAAGGCCAAGTTTAAGGGAGCCAAAGCCGCTGAAAAGAGTGATCCCCACAATCAGCCCACCGGGGATGACCTTTCCAAAATGTCCTATGACGAACTGTGCAAGTACATGGAGGAAAACCCGGATGCGGTTTTGGAGTAACCCACACAATTTGACTACACAGAAAGGAAGTTTGAACGATGGCTAACAGCAAGTTTGATGCAAAGTCTTTCAACCCTGAAGCGTTTAAGTACATGGTTGGCCGTGTGCCTAACCTGACCCTGAACGCCCTGAAGAAGTCCCGTGCGCTGGCCGGGAACCCTGATATTCGGGCGGTGTTCACCAGTCAGAATGGCACCGGCTATGCCCGTCTTGCCATGCGTGGCCTTCTGGATGGGGATGCGGTGAACTATGACGGTGAAACCGACATTACCGCCACTTCCACCAAGACCTTTGAACAGGGCATGGTGGTTGTTGGCCGTGCCAAGGCATGGACTGAAAAGGACTTCAGCTATGACATTACGGGCGGCGTGGACTTCATGGGCAATGTGTCCGCACAGGTTGCGGAGTACAAGGATACCTTGGATCAGAAAACCCTTCTTTCCATCCTGAAGGGTGTTTTTGCCATGCCCACCACCGATGCCAAGAACAAGGAGTTTGTGGAGAAGCACAGCACCACGATTTATGCCCCTATGAGCGCCACCACCCTGAACAGCGCCGTGAACAAGGCTTGTGGAGCCAATAAGCAGAAGTTTTCTTTGGTGTTCATGCACAGTGATGTTGCCACCAACCTTGAAAACATGAAGCTGTTGGAGTTCATGAAACAGACGGACGGGGACGGCATTCAGAAGGATTTGACCCTTGCCACTTGGAATGGCCGCACTGTGGTTGTGGACGATGATCTTCCCGCCGTGACCGGCTATGCCGATGCTGAAGCGGACACCCCCGGCGCTTTGGTGATCAAGGCTTCCGGTGCTTCCGGTGCTTCTGAAATTGATCTTGCCAAGGCAACCCCCTACTTTGGCACCCGTACCCTTGCCGCTGATATGTATGTGGTTCCCGCTACGCAGTACACCACCTTCATCATGGGCAACGGTGCTATCTCCTATGAAGATATTGGGGCCAAGGTTCCTTATGAAATGGCCCGTGACCCCAAGACCAACGGCGGTGTTGATACCCTGTATATGCGTCAGCGCAAGGTGTTCAGCCCCTATGGTATCAGCTATGAGAAGAAAAGTCAGACCAAGCTGTCCCCCACGGACACGGACTTGGAGAATGGGCAGAACTGGACGCTGGTTCACAGCGGGGAAAGCACTGCTTCCCAGCGCACCTATATCAACCACAAGGCCATTCCCATTGCCCGGATTCAGTCTTTGGGCTGATGGAATGGCGGTGATTCCCGTTGCGTGAACAGGTTATTGCAATGCTTACGGCCCTTGGCGTAACGGGGGCCGCTGAAGATCCCCTGTTGGATATTGTGATCAGCAATGTTCAATACAGGGTTCAAAACAAAACCAACCGAAAGGATATGCCTGAAGGGTTGGTGAGTGTGGCCGTCTATATGGCGGTTGGCGAATACCTGAACATGAAGAAGGTTTCCGGGCAGTTGGAAGGGTTTGACCTTGAAGCGGCAATCAAGCAAATTCAGGAAGGCGATACCAACACGGTTTTTGCCATTGGGGATGGGAATTTGACCCCTGAACAGCGGTTGAACAGTCTGATTGACTACCTGACCAATGGGCGGAGCCGTGAACTTTACCGATTCAGGAAGTTTGTATGGTAAACGCCCACAGAAAAGCCCTTGAACGGTTGTGGAAGGATCGGTGTTCTATTTTCGTAAAAGAGAAAGTCACCGATCCAACCACACACCTGACTGACTTTGAAGAAAAGCCGCTTCTTCAGGATCAGCCCTGTAAATTGTCCTTTGAAACCTTAACTTCAAGTTCCGGTGATCCCGTGGCCGCTGTTGCCCAAACTGTGAAGCTGTTCTTGTCCCCTGATGTGGAAATCCCCGCTGGCTGTAAAATCGTTGTGACACGGTTCAACAATCTTGAACGGAAGTTCACCTATTCTAAAAGCGGTGAAGCCGGGGTTTTCACCAACCATCAAGAAATCCAGTTGGAGCCGTGGAAGGGGTATGCCTGATGGCTAAATGGGGCAAATGCGATTTCAAGCAACTGGAACGGCTGAATAAGAACATGGAAAAGCTGATGGGGGCGGATTTGGACAGGTTTTGCCGCCAAGCCGCCCAAGAGTTGGCGGGGCGCTTGCTGAATAAGGTTGTGAAGCGGACACCTGTTGTATATGGCACCTTGCGGGATGCGTGGGCGGTAATGCCTGTGGGCCACAGGGGAACCCATTACACAGTTGTTGTGCTGAATAACCTTCAGTATGCGTCCTATGTTGAATACGGCCACCGGCAACAGCCGGGGCGGTTCATCCCCGGTTATTGGGAAAGTGACCGCTTTGTTTATGATCCCGATGCGGAAGGCGGGATGGTGCTGAAGAAAAATTGGGTAAAGGGGCGCTATATGCTGACCATTTCCACACAAGAACTGGAACAGCAAGCGCCTAAAATTCTGGAAAAGAAGTTGTATTTGTTCCTGAAGGGGTGTTTCGATGCTTAATGAGATTATCAAAGGAATTTCAATGGCACTGAACGCCGCCTTTGGGGATGGGTATGAAATCTATCAGAATGATGTGGAACAGGGTTTGAAAGAACCCTGTTTTTTGATTGCCGTTTTACAACCGGAAATCACGCCCATGCTTGGGCGGCGCTTTATCAAGAGGAACCCATTTGACATTCAGTATTTTCCGACCAACCCCCGCAATAATGCGGAGATGTTCACCGTTGCGGAAACGATGATGGAAGCCTTGGACTTCATCACGCTTCCCAGCGGTGATCTTCTTCATGGAACCAGCGTGAATTATGAGATTGTGGACAATGTACTTCATTTCTTTGTGAACTATAACTTGCCCATGATCCGCCCCGCTGAAGAAACCTATATGGAAACCTTGGAAACCGAGGTTGGAACCATTGGAGGGGATTAAAAATGCCTACGACCAAAACCAGAAAGCCCAAGACAGCGGAAGCGGCCCCGCCTGTTTCCAATGTCCCGGTTTTCACCAAAAGAAATATCCTGACCTTCCAGCGATACGCCAAGCGGCGTGATCTTCTGTCCGTTTTGCTGGAAGATGGAAAGGAATACACGATGGAGCAGGTGGACAGCTTGCTTCAAAACTTTTTCAAGAAAGGCAAGGTGAATTGATATGGCCCTTGGCGGCGGCACTTTTTTGACGCAGAACAAGATTCTGCCCGGTGCATATATCAACTTCATTTCGGTTGCGAATGCAAGCGCCACCCTCTCTGATCGTGGTATTGCGACCATCCCCCTTGAAATGAATTGGGGGCCTGAAGGTGAGGTTATCACCGTTGAACTTGGGGAGTTCCAGAAGAATTCCCAAAAGATTTTCGGCTATGCGTACACGGCGGACGAACTGAAGCCCATGCGTGAGATTTTCAAACACGCCCAAACGGTTCACTTCTTCCGCCTGAATTCCAGCGGCGCAAAGGCCGCTTGCACTTATGCAACGGCCAAATACCCCGGCACCCGTGGGAATGACCTTCGTATTGTCATTGAGGAAAATGAAAACAGTCAGCCGGAAAGCAAACTGTATGATGTTTCCACTTTCCTTGGCACTGTCCAAGTGGATCAGCAGAAGGCCATTTCTAAAATGACTGACCTGAAGCCCAATGATTATGTGGACTTCAAAACAGAAGGAAGCCTTGCTGTGACTGCTTCCACCCCCCTTACCAGCGGCACCAATGGGAGTGTGGAGGATGCGGCTTATCAAACCTATCTGGATAAGATGGAAGCCTATACCTTCAACGCTATGGGTTGCCCCACCAACAAATCCACCATTGCTGAACTGTTTTCTGCCTTCTGTAAGCGGATGCGGGATGATGTGGGCAAGAAGTTTCAGGTGGTATGCTTCCGCAAGCTGGCCGACTATGAAGGTACCGTGAGTGTGAAGAACACCATTGTTGGTGAAACCGATGATCCCGCCCTGATCCCGTGGGCAACCGGCGTGATTGCGGGAACCGCCGTGAATAAGTCCGCAACCAATATGGACTATGACGGGGAATATCAGATTGATACTGATTATACCCAAAGCGAATTGGAAGCCGGTATTCTGGAAGGTTCGTTCATGTTCCATCTGGTGGATGAAAAGGTTGTGGTTTTGGAGGATATTAACACCTTCATTTCCGTGACGGATGAAAAGTCCGGGGACTTTTCCAGCAATCAGACAATCCGGGTTCTGGATCAGATTGCCAATGATATTGCTGTTCTGTTCGGCAAGAAGTACCTTGGCAAAGTTCCCAATGACGCTTCCGGGCGGATCAGCCTGTGGAACGATATTGTGAAGCACCATCAGGAGCTTCAGAATATCCGGGCTATTGAGAACTTCTCCAGCGATAATGTGACGGTTGCCCAAGGCGATACCAAGAAGGCCGTTGTGGTGACGGACTATGTTACCCCGGTCAACGCTATGGCCCAGCTTTATATGACTGTCTATGTCCAGTAAGAAAGGGGTGTAAGAGTATATGGCAACTGTAATGCAAGCCAAGGACGCAGTTTCCGCTTCTTTGGCCGAATGCTTTGTAACCATTGGGGATAACCGTTACAATTTCATGCAGGCTATCAACCTTGAAGCCAACTTTGAGAAGAATAAGACGGAAATCCCCATTTTGGGCAAGACCGGCAAGGGTAACAAATCCACCGGTTGGAGTGGTACGGGTTCCGCAACCTTCCACTATAACACCAGCATTTTCCGCCAAATGATGAAGCAGTACAAGGACACCGGCGAGGATGTCTATTTTGACATTCAAGTGACCAATGAAGATCCCACTTCTTCTGTGGGCCGTCAAACCGTGATCCTGAAGGATTGCAACATTGATGGCGGCATTCTTACCAAGTTTGACGCTGATGCGGAATACTTGGATGAAGATATGGACTTCACTTTTGAGGATTTCGAGATGCCGGAAGCCTTTACCCTGCTTGCGGGAATGGAGTAACATTGCCAAAACCCGCCCCATTTTGATAATGTGGGCGGGTTTTTCTTTTTTCAATTTCAAAATAGGAGGATTTTAACAATGAGTTTGTCTGCTTTTCTGGCTGAAAATGCCCTGTCCGTTGAGAATGTGAAGTTTGTTGCTTCCAAGCGGTTTTTGTCTGATGAATTGGACGATAAGGGCAAGCGGAAGCCTATGGAATGGGAGATCAAGGCCATTACCGGCACCGAGGATGAAGCCCTTCGGAAGTCCTGTGCCAAGCGGTTTCCCGTTCCCGGCAAGAAAAACCAGTATCAGAAGGAAACCGACTATGATCTGTACCTTGGCAAGCTGGCTGTGGCCTGTACGGTGTTCCCCAACCTGAATGACAAGGAACTTCAGGACAGCTATAAGGTGATGGGCGCTGAAGCCCTTCTGAAAACCATGCTGACCCCCGGCGAGTATGCCGATTACCTGACCAAAGTTCAGGAGGTTTGCGGGTTTGAAACCACCCTTCAGGATGAGGTGGACGAGGCAAAAAACTAATTGAAGAAGGTGATGGTGAAGCAAATATCGCTTACTATTGCCTTCACGAACTGCATTTGACACCATCTGCTTTTCTGGACTTGCCCCGGAAAGAACGGGCCTTCATTATTGCGGCCATTGATATTCGGGTGGAGCGGGAAAAGAAGAAACAGAAAGAAATTGAACGGAAACAGCGCCGGGGCCGCAGAAAGTAACTGTTGGCCCCGGCCCTCTGCTATGGAAAGAAGGTGAACCCCTATTGGCAACCATTAGAACGGCAATCGCCCTATATGACGGTGTTACTGCCCCGCTGAAGTCCATGCACAAGGCTATGAACATTGTGCTGAACAGCTTTGAAGCCATGCAACGGGCTTCTGGTAATTCTGTGGACACTTCAGCCATTCGGGAAGCCCGTGAAGAACTGGCAAGAGCCGGGGCCGCCTTCGATTCCATTGAAGAAAATATTCGGAATGCTGGCAACCAGCAAGACCGCTTCAACAGGCGGATCAGGGACGGCACCACCGCCGCTGATGGCCTTTGGAGCAAGCTAAAAGGCATTGCGGCCACCGTGGGTGGGTTGGCGGCTGTAAAGAAAATTCTTGGGGTTTCTGACCAGCTTACCAGCACAAATGCCCGGTTGAATAACGCCATGATCAACTTTGATGATGGCGGTTCCCTTACTGACCTTGAAAAAAAGGTAATGGCTTCGGCGCAACGATCCAGAACTTCCTATATGGATGCCGCTTCTTCCATTGCAAAATTGGGCCTAAATGCCCGTGATGCGTTTGGAAGTATGGATGAAGTGATTGCCTTCCAAGAACTGATTAACAAACAGTTTATTATTGGCGGTGCGAGTGTTCAGGAACAGCAAGCCGCCATGATCCAGCTTACCCAAGCAATGGCTTCCGGTGTGCTTCGTGGTGAAGAACTAAACAGCGTATTTGAACAGGCCCCCGGAATTATTCAGAGTATAGCAGATTACTTGGATGTTTCCATTGGTGAAATCCGGGCTATGGCCGCAGAAGGTCAACTGACCGCCGATGTAGTGAAAAATGCCATGTTTGCGGCGGCGGATGATATTGAAACCAAGTTTTCAAATATGCCCAAAACTTGGGGGCAAATTTGGATCGGGATGAAGAACAAGGCCCTGTCTATCTTCAATCCTATTCTGAACAAGGTAAATCAAGTTGCTAATAGCGAAAAGTTCACCCAAGTAACGAATGGAGTTATCAACGGCCTTGCCGGGATCGCTTCTGTTGCAACGGTGGTGCTTGACCTTCTGATTGGCGGTGCCGCTTTGGTGGTGGATAATTGGTCATGGCTTGCCCCTATTGTTGGCGGTGTTGCAACGGCTTTTCTTGTTTTGAATGGAGCCATGCTTGCCTATAAAACAGTGACCGGCATTGTGAATGCGCTGGAAACCGTAAAGGCCGCAAGACTGGCTATGACTACCGTTGCAACCGGAGCACAGACCACCGCCACCTTTGCCCAAACAGCGGCCCAATACGGCCTGAATGCGGCTTTGATGGCTTGCCCCCTTACATGGATTATCATTCTGATTATCGCCCTTGTAGCCCTGTTCTATGCGGCTGTGGCGGCGGTCAATCATTTTGCAGGTACAAGCGTTTCCGCAACCGGCCTGATTTGTGGCGCATTTATGGCGGCGCTGGCCTTCATCGGGAATATCTTTGTGGCCCTGTGGAACTTGGTTGTAGATGTGTTCGTGATGATCTACAACCTTGTGGCTACGGTTGCAAACTTCATCGGAAATGTATTCAATGATCCGGTTGGGGCTGTGGCCCGTCTATTTTTCGACTTGGCGGACACGGTTCTTTCCGTCCTTCAGGCTTTGGCTTCGGCCATTGATACTATCTTCGGTTCTAACCTTGCCGGTTCCGTCCAAGGCTGGCGTGACAGCTTGGGCGGTTGGGTGGATTCCACCTTTGGCAAGGGTGAAGAAATCATGGAAAAGCTGAATGCGGAAGATCTTCATTTGGGCCGCTTCGAGTATGGAGCCGCCTTTGATATGGGGTATGAATTCGGCCAAGGCGTGGAAGATACCGTGGGCGGCTTGTTCGACTTTTCCGCAATGGACAGCTTGGGGGCCGCTGATGGGCTGGATGCCTTCAACCTTGGGAACACCCTTGATGGTATCTATGGCAACACCGGGGACACAGCGGGGAACACCGCCGCCATGAGTGATGCCCTTGACATTGCGGAAGAAGATTTGGCCTATATGCGGGATATTGCCGAGCGGGAAGCAATCAACCGGTTCACCACCGCTGAAATCAAGGTTGAACAGCACAATGAAAACCACATTTCCAAAGATACCGACCTTGACGGGATTATGGATGCGTGGGCCAATGATTTTGCTGAAAAGCTGGATGTGTCTGAAGAAGGGGTGCATGAGTAATGGCATACAAAATGTACTTGGATGGTGTGCTTATGCCCATCACCCCTTCCAAGGTCAAAGTGAAAATCAATAACCAGAATGAAACCCTGACCCTGATCAGCGGTGAGGAAATCAATATTCTGAAGGCGGCGGGGCTGACTGATGTAAGTTTTGGCTTGCTTCTCCCCCATGTCCCCTATCCCTTCACAAATGGCGGGGCGCAACCCGCAGATTATTACCTTTCTCTTTTTGAACGGCTGAAAACGGCAAAGGAACCGTTTCAATGGATTTTGAACCGTGAAAAGCCCAATGGAAGCCGGTTGTTTTATACCAATCTGACTGTGGGAATGGAAGATTACCAGATCACAGACGATGCGGAAGAAGGCTTTGATATTACAGTGGCCGTGAGCCTGAAGCAATACAGGCACTATAGCACTAAAACTGTGACCATCCAACCGGCCCCAACCCCCGCCACAAAGCCCACCGCCACGGTGGAGCCGCCCAAGCGGGAAACCAGTCAGGCCCCCAAGCAATCCACCTATACGGTAAAATCCGGGGATTGCCTTTGGAATATCGCCAAGAAATATTTAGGGGATGGTTCCCGATACAATGAGATTTACAACCTGAATAAAGATAAAATCAAAAACCCGAACCTGATTTATGCCGGTCAGGTTCTTACTTTGCCTTCCTGAAAGGGGTGATCCGCTTGTCTATTGAACTTCTGATTCAGAATGGTTCCACAATTTATTATCCGGTTGTTGAAGAAGGGGTTTCTTTGACATGGGAGCGGAAAGGCACCCCCGGCAAGCTGGAATTCACAGTAATCAAAGACGGGGTTTTGAACTTTCAGGAAGGCAACCCGGTAAAGCTGACGGTGAACGGCACCACCATGTTCTATGGCTTTGTGTTCACCAAGAGCCGCAAGGCAAACAGTGTGACCATTGATGTTGTGGCCTATGATCAGTTGCGATACCTGAAGAACAAGGACACCATCACGGAAGAAGGGCTGAAGGCTTCTGACCTTCTGAAGCGGCTGGCGGCAGATTTCCGCCTAAACCTTGGGAGCGTGGAAGATACAGGGTACACCCTTGAAACCATTGTTGAGGAAGATAGCACCCTGTTTGACATGATCCAAAATGCCCTTGATGAAACCCTGATGAATACCGGCCAACTGTTCTGCCTTTATGATGATGCCGGGAAATTGACTTTGAAAAATATCAACTCCATGAAGCTGAATTTGCTGATTGATGAAGAAACCGGGGAAACCTTTGACTATTCATCCAGCATTGATGAACAGACCTACAATAAAATCAAGCTGACCTATGACAATGAGCAGACCGGCAAGCGGGAACTGTATATTGCACAGGACGGGGAGAAGATGAACCAGTGGGGTGTTTTGCAGTATTTTGAAGCCTTGCAAAACGCCACCGGAGCCGCCGCCAAAGCCAATGCCCTTCTGAAGCTGTATGACCAGAAAACCCGGAAGCTGACGGTGAAGAACGCTTTTGGAGATGTGCGGGTTCGGGCCGGTTGCGCCGTGGTGGTTGCCTTGAATTTGGGGGATATTATCACCAACAATTATTTGATGGTTGAAAAAGTCACCCACAATTTCAAGGGGGATGAACACTTCATGGATTTAACCTTGATTGGGGGTGAATTCATTGCCTAAACCGACAAATGCGGTGGAACTGGTAAAGAAGGCCGCTGTGGAAGCCGTGGACGCAAGCAAGCCGGTTCACATTCTGTTTGGAACCGTGATTTCCGCTTCCCCGCTGAAAATTCAGGTTGACCAAAAGGCCATTTACACAGAAAAAATGCTGGTGTTGGCCCGGAATGTCACGGATTATGAAGTGGATATGACGGTAAGCCACCAGACTGTTACAATTAGCCACGGCCACCCGGTTACAGATACTTATACCGGGGGCGGCACCGCTGAAGATGTTGACCACAACCACCCCATCAAAGGGCGGAAGAAGTTCAAAGTCCACAACGCCCTTGTGGTTGGGGATCAGGTGGTTATGGCCCGAATTCAAAAGGGCAAGAAATTCTTGGTGCTGGATCGGATTGCGCCGAACCCGGCCCTGAAGGGGGAATGGGCATGATTCCACAGGTTCAAGATGATCTGAAACAGGATTTTACCTTTACCACCCTTCCAAGCCGCACATTCAAAATGCGTCATGATACCAAAACCATAACCGGCACCATTGATGAAGTAAGGGCTGTGGAACAGGCGGTTTTCCTGATCTTGAATGTGGAACGGTATGAATGGCTGATTTATTCTTGGAACTATGGTTTTGAGAAGAAAAGCCTGATTGGTAAGCCGGTTGATTTTTGCATTCCAGAAATTGAACGGCGGGGGAAGGAAGTATTGCTTCAGGATGATAGGATCACCGCCGTTGAAAATTTTCAGTTTGAAGTGAACAAG